CAAAGCCAGGTGGACAAAATTTAACGGTTACAAGAGGATATAGAGATACAACAGATGCTGCCCATGTAGATGATAGTTCAATTTCTACTGTTAATGTAGTTTCCGATGGTATTGCTATCTCTTACTATGCAGAGCCAGATAAACTTACAAGCATTACTGGTACAATAGATATAGACAATGTATTACAGCCAGCGTTAATAGATTACGTAAAATCAAAAGCTTTGATGGACGCAGCTTCTAGAGCAACAGACCCAGGTCTTGCTCAGATTAGAATGGCGTCTGCACAACAATGTATGGCTAGCTACAAAGAAGCTGTACGTAGATACGGTATGAAGAAAAACGATAAAGTAGGCGGAGTAAGAGCTCTTGTTCCAGCTAATTTAACTTAATATTATGTGGGATTTATTTAAAGATAAAAATGAGTATAACGAAAAAAACATTATAGGTTTTTTATCATTTGCACTTATGTGTATATTTGGTATTGTAGACTTAGTAATGGGAATAATTGGTATAGAATTGTTAGTAAATGACTATATTTACAATTCATTTGTTTGGGTTACGTTAGGTTCCTTCGGTATTTCTGGAGCAGAAAGGGTTATGAAAAAATAATGTTTAATGGTCCAAACGGTGCAGGTAAAGGGGACAAACCTAGAAGTATGAAAATTTCTAGAAAAGAGTTTGAAGACCGTTGGGAAAAAATATTTGGACACAAAGGACTAACAAAAGATATATTTAAAAATAAAAAAAAGGACAGTAAAAATGGCAACAGAAGTAAGTAAAGATAGCAAGCTAACTTTAAGTTTAGAAACTATTGTTAGCGGAGTCGTTACTCTTGGTATGCTTATTGGTATGTGGTTTACTTTGCAAGCTGATATTAAAGAAGCTAAAGAGTTGCCAGAGCCAGAAGTAGGTCGAACAGAGTATGACTTAAAGGACCAGATGATTAGAAATACAATCATTGAAACTCAGAAAGATGTGGGTGAAATGAAAGAAGAACAAAAAGAAATGCGTCAAGATGTTAAAAACATTGAACGACTAATGATGCAAAAGTGAGGTATAGAGATGAGATGTTTATATGGTATTGCATATTTGGTTGGTATTTGTTTATCATTATCGCCCTTATATGCTCAAAGTAGTTTAAAAGATTTA